CCCGTAAGTCCCCTTACGGGGACTTGCGGATAGTTTCGTGTAGTTATGTTGAGCTGGCCATGTTGTCGCTCAAGACACATGGACTGTTTGATGTAATTATACATTACTGGGTGAAGCCGACACCCCTCGAAAGAGTAAAAAACGCACTATTGGAGCCGTAGCTAGACGGTACCTCTATCGCTGTAATGTTGATGATAGACCACTTCTGAGTGAAGTGGAACAAAATGACGGTATGTCGCTAAAGAGCGATGATTCCGTAACCTTTAAGGTATCAACTTACCCGCCCCCATACTGATTATGTTAGGGCTTTGTACTAATAAGATCCAAGCTGTATACAGCATGTACGATTTAACAGTTTACTGGGTCGTATGATTAACTCCTCAGATATTATTATAATGTTTGGGATGTTTTTCTATTTTTAATGTTTGAAAAGTAGATATCCGGAGCACGGGAGATTTCGTGCCACCGGGAACGTCTGTATTCATTTTATTTTATTCATGGCCGGGTTTTTTAAACCGGTAATTCTACGAATAGATTATTTTGATTTATATGGATAGGGCCCAAAGGGTTAGCCTCAGTAGTAGGCGGTTCGTCAAGAATATCTTCTCGGAAACAAACTCGACTATTAAGTTAGTATGTGAGTGTTTCGCTTGAAGCCATTGGAGATGTTCCAAACCTATATCGGGAGTCCAGCCGTGCCCACGGAATAATGGATAATGATCGATACGACGAAGGGAATTTCTTTTTATTTATTATCTCGACTTGAAAGTTTTTAGTAGACCCATGTGTTTACTAAATTTTCACATTTTATCCTGGTTTTTACACTATTCCACGTAAGTCTTGTTTACGCGGTGGTTTAGATTATTCTAACTAGAGACATTGTGATTATCTTAGCGGATTTTATTTATTTAGGATTTATTCCTCAAAGTTGCTGTGGTGAAGATTGTGAGATTCTTTCTCGCGGGCAATCGCGTGGAGAAGCTTACAGTCGCCCGTCACATTACATGATAATATGACGAACGACTATAAGCCAACTGCGAACAGTACCTACGGGTGCTCAGACGTTTTAGACTTGGGAGCGTCGACCTCACTTAAGAGTGAGGCAAGTTACAAGCAAATCAAAGATACTTTATGTTTTATCCTGCAATTGCAGAAGAGTTTGGGAGTATCGACCTCAAAGGAGGTATGTTACAAACTAATAAGATCAAATCTGATTCAAAAGATGCGATCTGCCCTTCCTCAAGCTGAGGAAGTAAATGATAATTACGAAAATCTTGAAGATGTTAAGTCTTCTTCTCGTGATTTGTATTATCGACGTGGTGATGGTCATAGTCATGGTAAAAAAGAAACCAAGAAACGACTATATAACAAAAAGAAGATTCGTAAGAATAAAGGCAAACGTCACTTAGAATCTAAAATTAAGCCGCATGGAACTGATGACCGACAGGCTCATATTAATGAGTTTGGTGATCTTGTAGCTGGTCCTGCACCAACTATTATCCATTGCCCTCCTTTAGACCCACCACCCCCTACATATCGTTCACTTTTTCATAAACCTTCTCCTACACAAGCTGAAAAAATGTTTAAGCTTTTACAAAATAAGGAGTTGAATAGTGATGACATAATTGGTCCTGAACCAACTATTGTTCATTGCCCACCTTTAGGAGATGATGATTACTCCTATGAAGAAGATGAAGGGTATGTAGAAACGGGCACAGAATTTTTTGCCCGTATCCCTCTAGAAGAAACTAAAGATTCCTATACGGATTCTGATTACGTTGATCGGGATTTAAGAAATGAATTGGTTCGTTTAGCAGAGTCTACTCCAGCAATGGAAGTAGATGAGTCTGAACAACTTAGATCATTATTAGATACCGTTTCTGTTGCTCCTGCCCTTTTGGGAGATGAGAGTGATGAAGCGAATCAATGGATCTCGTATTTAGAAAATATAGTTATTCTGGGGTGGCATATACATAAAGCGACTACTTTCGCTGATGTTTTTGTTTCGATTATCGGATATATCAAAATGCATACTAATAGAAGCATTGTACGTGATATTGTCCAAATGATTGATTCTTTGACTAAAGATTGTAACGCTACAACTGTATTGCCACATGGGTTAGACTCGTCAACAATAGTTGATAAATGGGATATGTTTAAGACCAACATTATCTTTACAAAAATCTCATATTTAATTACTGCTGCGATGTCTATGACAGTTTGCTCTGTCAAACAGATCACATGGTCACCGTTTGGGTTACAATTGCTTGCTCTTGAAGCGGCAAAAGAACAACTCAAATGTGTTGATGTGATCGATGCCATTATCCATACTTTTACTTGGATTTGTGAGACTGGTTATAGAGTTTTTCAAGAGAAGTCACTTTTGCCTTTGTTGTATAGTGATTCTCGAACTCAAAAGTTTAACGAGGAATGTGATTATATCATTTCTCATTCTGAAGTTGTTCTTTCTGGAAATACAGAAAACAACATGCAGGATTTTGAACATAGAGTTGATCAAGCTATTATTACAGTCGCCCAATTGAAAGCTGCGAAGGTTAATGGCCCCACATCCATCTGGTTACAACAAAAATATTCTATTTTAGTAGATATTAAGTATAAAATTGTAGCTAGATATAAGAACACTGCAATCAGAGTTCAACCGTTTGGAGTTGGATTAACTGGTCCTTCAGGAGTAGGTAAATCTACGCTTGCAAAGATAGTTATGAAAACTGCTTTACATGCGATGGACTATGATACTGATCCTACTAGGATTATAACAAAAGATATGTTTGATAAATATGATTCGACGTATACTTCTGATATTCTAGGTATGTTCATGGATGATGTGGGAAATGGTAAACCTGATTTTACGGTTAATTCCCCTACTGATATTATTATTAAGTTTTTCAATAACATGGCTGCACAAGCTGTGAAGGCTGAATTAAATCAGAAGGGAATTGTTTTTATCAATTTTAAAGTTGGTATCATAACCTCTAATTTCAAGAATTACCAGGTCGGTCTTTATACCGACAAACCAGAGGCAGCTCTTCGGAGATTTATTCATACACGTGTCAATGTTAAACCTGAATTTCGTGTTCCCGGAGGTCTGTCTTTGGATACAAATAGTGATCTCATAGATTCTACACAATTGTGTCAGGATATATGGAATCTTAGTATTGAAGAAGTTTTTATTTACGAAACTGGCAATAAAGAAACATATAAGTTTCGTCCAGCTAAGGCCGTTGTTAACGGTGTTCGTATTGAATGTACCAATCTAGGATTAGATGACTATTTGAGTGCTATTATTTATCTCGCTAAGAAGCATAAGCTTCGCCAAGATAACGTTGTTAAACGTTGCGAAGAATTTGATTCTATGAAGATGTGTGGTAAATGCAGTAAACCAATTACTTTGTGTAAATGTGTTAAAACTGCTATTGTACCGCATGCTTTCGAAGATCTTGGTGAAATAGTTGTTAATGCTACGAAAAAATCAGTCTTGAAATATGTTAGGAAATGGATTAATCCAGTTTCTTATTTTTCAGATTGGTTTGGTTATAAACCTTTAAAATCATTAGCGACTAATCAATTAGCACGGGAGTTCACTCATGCTTTGAATACTAATTGTACTCCTTATTTAATTTCTCTTACTCCCAAATTTTTATTTGAAACTTCATTGTTTCAGAAGGGTATTTCACTGTGGCAACATTCCGCAGTGATGTATGATATTAGGAAACCAATGAGAGCAGGCTGTTTTATGAGTCTACTCATGTTGGCTCTTAGTTGTTATAAAAAGAGTTATTGTATGGGAGCTGGTACTTTTAGTTTATCATGGGTCTTTGCCATGATGATGTGGACTCACTATAGAGCTAGAGTTAAGGCTTTAGAGACTGAATATCTTTCGAGACGTGATGCTCTACCTGCTCTGATCAGTGAAACCAACAAAGATTACATTGCTAAAGGAACCTTTATGGTTGCTGCACTTGTAATTGGTTTAAAAATGTTCAAACTTTGGAATGATGGGCGGATTGCTAATATCAAGAAGATAGACCCCGCTGGTAACATTAGTGCCGAAAGTATGGACACAAACCCCGGATGGTTTGGATTTATGATGTCTAAAGTGGGGGTTAAAGTAGGTGTTCAACCTGGAGTAAAACACTCCAACCCTACTCATGTAGTTTCTTCGCTAAAGAAGAATAATTTATTTTGGGCTGACTTTAAACGTTCTGACGATAGTAAAGCTCGATGTAATATTTTCTTTCCTCGTAAAGGAGTTGCATGGTTCCCACAACATATGTTTTATCCAAATTGTGATTTTTCTAAAGAGCCTTGCTCTTTTTTGGAAGTTACTGTTCATCGTCATAAAGACGTTGGTGGTATGTTTACTTTCAAAACAGAAATGTCGCAATGTAGTACAGATCCAAGTTTAGATTTGGTCTGTGCTTATGTTCCGAACTGTCCTGATTTACCCAGCAAGTTAAAGTGGTTACCGACTACTTTGCCTGTTGGTACTTCTTCTTGTACCTTTGTCGTTCGAAAGGGCGATGAATTTCTCCAAGATAATATAAATGTTGATCATTGTAAAACTGGTCATAAATATAGAGAGTTTTATGGAGGAACTTATGGTACGAACTTAGCTGAAAAAGGTGCTTGTATGGGCACCCTAGTATTAGATCAAGCTAGTCCTGTGATAATAGGTTTCCACATTGGTGGTAATCCTGATCATAAGTTATGGTCTGGTTCTTTGGGTGTTATGCAAACAATTACTTTGGAAATGGCGAATGGCTTGATAAGTCGTTTGTCTAAAATTCCTGGTGTAATATTGTCTACTGAAAGTGGAGTCTTACCTGTTACTCAATACGGACGTGTAGTCCTCGAGTCTAAAGATGTTCACCCCCACTCTATGGCAGCAAAATTAACAGAAAAAGATTATATTGAAGTGTTTGGAAGTACGCGTTTGCGTACGCAACAGAAGTCCACCGTTGGACCTTCAATACTTTCTGATGCTGTTAGTAGTGTTACTGGAGTTCAGAATCAATGGGCTGGTCCTAAGTTAATGCCTAACTGGGAAGCCTATAATAAGACTTTAGAACACATAGTAAATCCTGCTGATATGTTTATTCCTTCAAAATTGGAAAGATCACGACAGGATTGGTTGGCACCATTAAAAGTTATTATGAGAACTTATAAGAAGAAGTATGATTTTAGGATTTTAACAGATAAGGAAGCGGTCCTTGGTATAGATGGAGTTCATTTTATTGATCCTCTAAATATGTCAACAGGGATGGGGTTTCCAATATTTGGTCCGAAAAACAAACACTTTGTAGAAGTTAGAGATGGTCAGAAGTTACTTGATCGCATCCCTAGTGATGAGATTAAAACTGAAATGAATAGGCTTCTAGAGTGTTGGAAACGTAATGAAAGAGGGTATCCTATAACCTCTGCTACGTTGAAGGATGAACCTACCGTCATTGGTGTGACGAAGGTTCGGGTTTTCCAAGCTTTCCCAGTTGCTTTTAGTATACTGGTTAGGAAATACTTTTTGCCAATAGCTAGATTTTTGTCTTTGCACCCTGAATTGTCTGAGTGCGCTGTTGGTGTTAATGCTTTTTCTGACCAATGGGATGGCCTTATGTCTCACGCTGAAAAGTTTAGTGAAGATGAGGCTATTGCTTGGGATTATTCTAAGTACGATGTTCGGATGAGCTCACAAATTACGCGAGCTGTATTACTTTCGTATATAGAATTGGCGGAGATAGGTGGTTATGAAAAAATTGATCTGGTTATCATGTTCTGCATCGTAAATGATATGGTGCATCCGTTGATTGACTATAATGGTACTTTGATTATGTCATACAATATGAATACTTCTGGAAATAACATTACCGTTAACATTAACAGTACTGCTGGCTCACTTTATGTACGCATGGGATTCTTTGATGAATACCCTGATGCGAAAAATTTTAGAGATCATGTAGCTGCAATGACATATGGTGATGATTTTAAAGGAAGTGTTGCTGAAGGATACAGGAAGTTCAATTATCATTCTTTTAAGCTTTATTTAAGTAAATTTAAGATGAAAATAACACCACCTGATAAACGGGAAGACGATATTCCCGATTTTATGGATATAGCAGATACTGACTTCCTGAAAAGGCAGTCACAATACATTCCTGAGATTGGAACTAGAATTGGAAAGTTAGACGAGATGTCAATTTTCAAATCATTACATAGTAACCAGAAATCTAAGAATGTAACGGACCGTGAAGTAGCAACTTCTTGTATTGAAGGTGCTATGCATGAATGGTTCGCTCATGGTAGAGACGTGTACGACTTAAGATCTGCGCAAATGACAGAAGTTTGTAAATTAGTCGATCTACCAGTTCCAGCCACTAGGGTTACTTTTGATGAGAGAGTAAAACATTGGTTGGAAAAATACGTAATAACTGCATAGTCTAAGTGTCCACTTAGTTGCAAAACAATTTTGTACATGTATTTACATGTGTGTGTAATGGACATTACATGCAACAATTTTATCCTTTCACAAATTGGCGTACAGAGATTCCGCGAAGTCTAAGAATCTCAATTTTGACACTGGCGGTGTGTATTTTACCGCAAGAGCTGGAGGGCTCGCTCTATCTTCTTTGGATAACGATGGGTTCTTACTTAATATATTTATGTAATAAAGTGAGTAAAGAAACCAAAGAGATAGATAGTAGAAGGTCTGAGATATCCCCACAGTCTCAGGAAGTTCCTACCACCGGAATGGAATCGGCAACGGTTTCAATGGGTTCGGGAACAGCCATAGTCCAGAATGTAAAGTTTGTTGATACAAATGCAGGCTTTCTTCTGGATTCTAATGGTCGTGAAGATCCACTTCGAGATTCAGCTTTGTTGTCTGATGCAACATTGGATGAGTTTTTTAAACGTCCAATAAAGATACAAAGCTTTGATTGGAATATTGGCGCAGGTGCGCTATGTACTTATTTCGATCCTTGGAGTGATTATTTCACCAATTTACGTGTTATTAATAGGTTAGCAAATTACAGATTGTTAAGATCTAAATTACACATAAAAGTTACAATTAGTGGAACTGGTTTCCATTATGGGAGAGCTATTTTAGCTTATAACCCTTTCCCCAACAGAGATACTTTGACAACAGTACGAACGTTAGTTGAAGCTGATTTTGTTGGTGCGTCACAAAGGCCTCACATTTATTTAAATCCTACTTGTTCGCAAGGAGGAGAAATGCTTTTACCGTTCTTTTATTATGAAAATTTAATCGACATTGTTGAATCTAAATGGTCTGATATGGGACAGATGGTTTTATGTGAGATACAACCTTTGAAGCATGCAAATGGTGCTGCTGATACTGTAACTATTAATGTTTTCGCATGGGCTGAGGACATTAAATTTGCTATTCCTACACAAGCTGTACCTGCTAATATCGATCCGCAAGGTGACGAATATGGAGTAGGTCCTATTTCTAGGGTAGCTGGAGTAGTTGCTGCCACTGCTGGCAGATTAACGACTATTCCTATGATCGGAGCTTTTGCTCGTTCTACAGAAATAGGTGCTTCCGCATTGGGAGCATTAGCTACACTGTTTGGTTATTCTAGGCCCGTGAATTTAATTCAGAATAATATTAGACCAAACGTGAGTAACAGTATAGCTGTTACTAACATCGACGATCAGTGTTCTAAAATGACCGTAGATGTAAAACAGGAGCTTTCCATTGATCCGGGCACTGCAGGTTTGCCACCTACAGATGAACTTGGTATTAATTATATAGCTTCTAAAGAATCTTTCTTTACTACTTTTGATTGGCCCCTTGGTACTATATCTGAAGCTTTATTGTATAATATTGCTATTGATCCAAGAGTCCATATTTTCAATGGAGCTGAAGTTCACATGCCTGCATGTTGTTTTGCTTCTGTTCCGTTTAAGTATTGGAGAGGTTCTATGAAATATCGATTTCAAATAGTATGTTCTAATTACCATAGAGGTCGTTTAAAATTTGTTTATGATCCGGTTAAAACCCCGAATGGAGGTGCTGAATATAATACTGCTTATACGACTATAGTTGATATTTCTGAAACTACTGATTTTACTATTACAGTTGGTTGGGGTCAAGATACGACCTATAGGGAGATGATCCCATTAGGTTTGTTAGCTCAATCAGTCTTTAGTGACTCGTCTCAACTTGTTTACTCTTCCGCAACCACAGGTTATGGAAATGGTACTCTTGCTGTTTACGTTGTCAATGAATTGACTGTACCTAATGATACCATAAATAATGACATTGAAATCAATGTTTTTGTCTCTGCTGGAGATGACGTTGAATTCGCTGTCCCGTTTTATGATATTTTAAAGAAAATGCGACTTACCAATTCTGTAGTGGTAATAGAACCACAGGGAGAAGAAGTGGTTATGGATTCACATCCGTTACATGCTGAAAACATTGATGTTTTAGCCAGTACTTCGTCTCTCACCGACAAAACTAATCTTGTCCATTTTGGAGAGAATATTCGTTCTTTCCGCCAGTTACTTAAAAGATACAATCTTTATGAGTTGGTTGCGCTTAATGCGGATCAAGGAACTGATGCTGAGTTTTATATGCAGCGTGTTCTTGAGATGTTACCAACAGAAGGAGGTTATACTTTGCATGCAGGGGATTTTACATATCCCCTGTTCCCACATCCTTATAAATATTGTTATATGACATTACTTAAGTATGTAACTGTTGCTTTTGGTGGATGGAAAGGTGGTGTCCGTTGGATGTTTGATGTAACGACAGGCCAACGCGGATCTGGTGGAGATAGATTTTCAACTACTTCCATCGGTCCATATCACGGTGCGGATCATAACTCAGATGTCCGTACCTCGCTCAATACGCTATGGTTTGATATGCAAACAGCATTGGGCAATAAGCTGTATCTGAATCTAAATGCAGATACACAAGGGCACAATGGTATTGTAATCCAGTCTTCTGATATCAATCCCATCACATGTGCCGAAGTTCCTTATTACAGTAGGTATAGATTTACACCAGCTAAGCAAAGGACCGACTATTCGTCGGTTGCTTTTGGTATGCCGGAGTTTGTCCAACATATGCACTACTGGGACGGGAGAGGACTCGGGGTCATGAAACTTTACTGCGCTGCCGCAGAAGATTTTACTTGTTTCTTGTACCTAGGTCCACCCGTTTTTTATATAGAGAACGTCATCCCTGACATGTAAATGTCCCCCGCTGCTTTTGCAGCTACCACTCGAGAGTCCGAGTGACGGTAAGGATGTAAAATTTTATCGTTGGCAAAGCGTCTATTTTAACATAGTACTATTTTTTATTATTAGGCGTAAGCCTGATTGTATTTCCCAGTCCGATCTAATGATCCTGGGTTTTTATGTACTCAATTTAGATGCTTTGGCAGAAGAATGTACTACAGTTTAGTATTTAGGGAAACTCAACCCTTGGAGTGCTACACTGCTTCTGACTTTA